CATCTAACATAATACTTGTCACCGCTTGACAGAGATCCAATACCAGCGGTTCCAGCACCAGCACCAAATGCACCTATACCAAGACCTTCATTACCATTTTGGTTGTAAATTATACCTTCACCATTTACTAACTTATGTTCTTTTTTAAATGTAATAGTTTCATCAACAATATCTAATCCACCACCAAAGAAAATATCCCTACTATCAAATTCCATTTCACGGAATCTTTCACCCATTACTGCTTCAAGAGTACATCCAGAACCATTACCACCAGTAATGGATATTGCTCCTATTTCATCAATATCAAAATCTTGCGGATCAACATAAACTGCTTTTACACTACCATCTAAAATTGGTTCAATCTTTGCTGTATTTCCTGATGAAGGTGCTCCAATAGTAATTTGCGGTGGATTAATTACGTCATATCCAGTACCACCATTTAAAACATCAAGTTTATCAATTGGTCCATAATAAACAAACTCTGTTGATTTGGGACTGCTTATTTCAACACCATCAATTAAAATACCAACATTATCACTTGTAATTGATTTTGAATGGGATGAATTTAAATTTTGTGAAAGTGGAAACTTCCTTAAAATATTACTAGAAGAAAGTAACTGTGCACTGTGTCTTTTTAAAGTAAACGTATGTGTTCCACCTGCTGGACCAAATTCAATATACTGTGATGTATTATAAAGTTGACCTAATGAAGAATATAAATGAATTTGGTTAACATTAACTTTAACAATATAATATTCATTACCAGAAACTAATCCTGCAAGTGGTGTTAATGATGAATAAGTAACAAGATCACCATCAGTAAAATCAACACTAGATGGGAAAGATAAAATAGAATATAATTTAGTTGTAGTATTAAATCCCTGCAACTCAGTTCCACCGTTACCTGCTGGCAAAGTATGTTGGATAATATTCTTGGTTATTGTATAACTTGGTAAAGAGTTTGTAGCAACATATCCATCTGTCTTATCAGTATAAACATTTAATATATCAGAAATAATAGTATCATTACCTTCTTTTAAAGCAACACCAGTAGAATCTGCTTTTTGAAGTTTTCTACGAAGATCATAATAATTTGTTGCACCAGGATGACCAGTATTCCAAGTAAGATTACTTACAAATATTTGATTATCAACAACAGAATCAATAATTACATCAGAAGCAACAATATCTTGTTGATTTCTCTCTAAAATATCAACAACATCACCAACTTTTAGACTTGATTTCTCAGGTGTACTTAATAGTGTAAACGTTGTACCTACTATTGTACCAATTTGATACCTAGAACTGGTATTATAAATCCAAGAATTTGCAAAAATTTCCTTATAAGTTCTATCTAACTCAGGATTCTTAATTACTTCTCCAATATTCCTAACAGTCATTATCTCTTTTTCACTTGAAAGAGATATATCCGATACTGGTGTAAACCCAGATAAGACACCTGTTATTCTTAATTCAGTCTTTTTAGTTAAATCACCATTCTCATAACCGTAAATAACCTCATTTGACCTAATATCATCAGTCGCAGAAAGTGAGACTGCAACACCAGAACACCCAAAGAACTGATTAACAGTCTTAGATGTATAATTTATTGTGTTATTTCCAGATATAACTGTTCCAGTAGTACCAAATCCAACAGTTGAATCAACAGAAATAATAGAAGACCCAATAGAAACTGGTTCCAGTATCTTAGATTTACCTGGAATAGTAAATATTCCTTCAATAAGATCTCTTTCGTTATAACCAACAAAGAGAGAAATTTGATAATAAGCCTTATTTTCCCTAGTTAATATCTCAACCTCTGAAACTGATCCACTTGTATTGGAATCAGTAGACTTATATACTGTTTGTCCTACTAATTTTGTTGGATCACCACTTAATGGTTCTGCAATTATAATTTCTCTTCTAATAAAATCAGCAGAAGATGGTTTGATTAACCTTTCTTCCAGATCAAGAACATTTGCAGTCTCGCCATAAAGTACAGTAAATAGAATTCTAATAGATTCTGCTATACCTTTTGATTGATAAAATGATCTTGCACTCTTAATAAAGTTATTAACATCAAGATTATCAGTAAATTTATTATTTTCTAATCCAGGAGTTAATACAGTTTTTAATTTTTTATAAAATTCTTTTAAGAAAAGAACACTTAAATTAGTAGCTGTTGTATTTGCAGTGTGTGCAGAAGCAGTTGAAGCAGAAAAAACTAGATTTTCTTTATTAACTTCTGATATTGAATTTGATATACCAGAATTATATCCAGTAACTCCACTAAAACCACGTACACAACCAGTAAAAGTATTGGTTGTTATACCTGTATATGTAATAATTTCATCATCAACTTTCAACAAACCCCACTCGGCAGGAAAACCCTTAGTAGAATTTACTGCAATAACATCAGAAGTAGTCGTAACTGCACTTGTTACAGTGGTTATTCCTGAAATTACTTCAGGAGTCAACTTATCTAATTTTAAATATTGGTCAAGATTCTCTGCAATATCAGCAGTTCCACCCTGAAATTCCTGAGAAATATAATATTGTTTAAAAAACTCTACTGCTTTGGGGAAATCAGCAGTAATAAATTCGGGTAATTGGCTTTCGACAATCTTATTGACTTGTACCCTTTTGTCAAATCCGGACATATTTTTACTTCCTCTCTAGTTCCCCATTAGAATAACTTGATGTATAATAATCGCGTGTAAACACTGTTCCAGAAATATCTTCTCCAGATGCAATTACATCCTTGATCATATTTATCTTACTATTTGAAGCATCAAAAGACAGATAAAGATCTTTTAATCCAACAACATCATTCGAATCTGGGAATGCTTGAATCTCAATAACGTCATTTTTAGCAACTACTGATGTAAAGTTAATTGTCGAAAGTATTATTTCACCTTTCTTATAGTCAACTGTACCAACAGATTTTAAAATTACCTTCTCTTCACCCTTATCATTCTTAGTAACAGCACTTATTATACCCTTATTACTACCATCAAGATTACCTTGAACATCCTTATTAGGTGTATCAGTTAAATATAGAAGTTTATCTGATCCACTTACTTTAAATCCAGTACTCTTAATGTTATATCCACCAGGATTTGCATGGAATCTATTACCAAAACAAAGTTCATACTGAGCAAATTGATTAATAAGTGCCTTTAAGTCTCTTCTAATAATCACTTTTGTAATATTAGAAGTGATACCATCATCGACTCTATCAATTAATTGGTTAATTTTACTATACTTAAATCTTCCACCAAACTTATTAATGTCTACATTCTTAGAATATGTTGAAAGTGCAGTAGAAATTTCACTCTTTAAGTTATTTGCACTAGAAACTTTTGCACTATCATAGTATACTGTTGTATCAATTTCGACATACATGATTTTCAAATCAACAATTTCAGCATTAATTCCTGCAATTGCATAATTTTTAAGTTCATTACGAATACTCATCTTATCAAAGTCTGATACGTATGTACCATTCTTTGGTTTAATGCTTATTTGAACCTTACCAAATTGTGGAGGAACAAGTTCTTCGCCACCAACAACAGCAACAGACTCTGTCATGGGGAATATTTTCTGTATTATTGCCTCATAATCCCTACCTGTAACCGCCCTGTGCTGCGATGAATAGAGTCTAGGGGCAAAATACTTAATAGAAGATAAATTCTCAATGGCTGCGCCACCAGATGCTTTATCAATAGTTGTTAAAGTAAGTTTATTTGTTCCACCATCATCATATGGTGTCTTTCTAATATCAGTTGCATCAGTAATTCTTCCCTGATAAACAAAATTAGATGCATCATTACCACTAGTACCATCAGTAACAATATAGGTAACAGTTATTTTTGCATTATGCTCCAACTTTTTACCAAAGAATCCGTCACCAAATAGCAATTCATACTTTTCATCTTGAACTTCTTGTATCAAATATATTTCAGAATCTTTATCTAACTTTAAAATATTATCAACTTTCTTATATTCTCTACCTTTAGTTGAAGAATTTACACCAGCCACATGAACCATGATAGTTGAAGTATCAACATTTGGATTATCAATGATAAATTTTTGATCCTGAGAAGTATCAACAACCCAATTTTTCGATAAAAAAGTACCTTGGTATACTGTAATTGGACTTATAGAAGATCCAAACGTAGCTACACCAGGTGTATTGGTTGCTGCATCATATCCAACACAAGATGTAGTGATATTCTCTGGTATAGAGAATGTATATGAGGTGTTATCAGACCTTCCAATACACACCAGACCCGCCTGTAAGGTAAGGAAAGGAGTATCATCTAAAACTGGTATTGATAAGGTAATAGATGCCCTTGCAGAGGTTTTAGAACGAGGTACATAACCTATGTTTCTTGCCAAAGATACTACATTTTCTCTAACAGTTGCTGCATCCAAAAAGGATTCATTAACAACCATGTTAGAGTTGAATGCAGTAATGTAAGTATTATATGCTAAGGTATCAATTAATACAGAAAAGTTAGATCCTTCGAAATCAAAATCCGTAAAATTGGAATTTGAACGTAGATATGACTTAATCTGTGTTTTAACTTGATCAAAATCAAGATTAGTGAGTTGTGTATAAGGCATATTATCTCGTTGCCTCTAATAGGAAGCTAAATTGTTGCGTAGGAATTTCTAAACCAACGATATCGAAGATGATAGTACAGCCAAAAGCGTTATTGTCAGGTTGAGGATCCACATTTACTACCAAATTATCTACTCTTGGTTCCCAGTTTTTGATTGAATCCTGTATTTGATCCTGAATTTGGGATGCGCTACGGTAATCAACGAACTCAAAGAGACTTGCACGTACATCAGACCCTAAAAATGGATTAAAGGGTCGCTCTGTGGGTATAGTTTCTACTAAATTCCGTACAGAGCGAGCAATTGCACGTTCATTTATCAAGACAGGAAGATCCTTTGTCACCGGATGAGGTTCAAAAGATAGACTTATATCCTTAAATGTTCTGGATATTTTCTGGACTGCCATTGATAATGATGATATCGATAGTATTTCTTACGTTTATTTATACCTATACCCAAGAATCCTCATCAACCCAGTCTTTTTCAACTATTTCGTGCAGGTCTTCTTTCTTTTTAGGTGCTGTATCGTGCATAATTTCTTGAATCACTCTTTGTGGCTTGGGAAGTAACTTAGACTCATAACTGGCAGACCATTGTTGGTGGTTGTTCTTAGTAAAATTAGTCATTTTTCGATACAGATCGATTTTGACCTTATTTATTCTAATTAAATGAGGCGTAGAAAAAGGACACTCCATCACTACCTGTGCCATCTAATTGTGATCCATCACCATAATATGTTAATGCTGTTCCTACACGTGCCGTAACAATCCCTGTTGCTTCAATACCGCTTCTAGCAGTAATAAGACCAACCGAATCTACGTTAACTACATCCTCATATGTCAACGTTCCTGCAATACTCACATTGCCAGTAAACGTACCAATACCTGCATGAAGATCACCAACAACGGTTGAACCAGAGATATTCATGTTTGTAAAGTGACTGTCTCCCGTAGTATTGATGCCAATAGGGTTAGATTGAAGGTCAACACCACCAGGAGTGCTCCCATCAGATACTCTTAAACGATTATTATCAATATCAAAGAATATTTCTCCTTTTTCACCTACAAACGTGTTAATATTAACGTCTTTTCCATCAACACGGTTGACTTCTTTCAGAAATACCTTATAAATGCTTGGCATCGTACTAATTTTTTAGTTATTTATTAAAAAAGAGGGTGTTTTAAACCCCCTTCGTTTCATTGATTGCCTCAACTATGATTTGTTTAAGTTCTCGGCGTTTCTTTTTACCTAATCCTGCTCTGGTGTCTATCTGTACTTTTAGCCAGTAAACAAAAGCAAGTACTAAGATAAATTGAATACCTTCACCCCATGATAGGTTCCATGCTTCATTAAGATCAAGCGATGCTGCCGCTAATAGATCCATCATTTACCTTGTCCTCGGTATACTTTACGAGCCGAGTTACGCGAGGTTGGACTATGCTTAGTATTTTTCCCGTTTCCCTGTCGAGTTTTTTTCGCACGAGACACGCGGGTCAGATCACTAGCACCCCAACTACCTTGTTTAGTCCTTACAGCCATTCAAATCCTCCTTTAATTCAGTTCTAAGTTCGTCTGCTTTCGGATGCCCAGTCTTATAAAACTCCTGAGCCATATCTTCCATTAACTCAAAGTATTCTTCGTCCGAGAGGTCGGACGAAACTAATACATCATTACGATAAACATCATAGGTCGTCATTAGATAACCCGTGTTTTCTCATGCCCTACTCTTACTCGTGGGTCGCACCAGATATCGAAACCTGCTTCCTTTGCATCTAGGCAGAAAGAAACATCTTCTCCACACATATCCTGAACTTCGCCAGAATCAAATACTTGCATCTTAGGAGCAAACCAAGGATACTTCATCTCTTCATGTTCCCATACACCGTGCTTAATAAGCAACCAACCAAATCCTGTATAATCAACAGTAAAAGGCTTCTTACGCTTACCAATACTTTCAATGGTTTCATGATTCATGACTCCACCGTTAGTTCTGAAATCATCTTCGTCTAACCAGTGTGCAACCGATGAAGTTTGACCATCTTCGGTACAGTACCAACCACCAGCAATATCCTTATCCATAAGAACAATTTGCCAGAACTTCTCAGTATTGAATACTATATCACTATCAATCCATAGTTGGTAGTCATACTTCAACTTGCCATCCCAAGGTTTCTGATCAGGACCCCTTAGAACATTAGCACCAAGACACTTACATCTTGCGAAGTTCACCATTGAACTGTAATCTTGTGAAATCTGAATACTTGCACCTGATTGTACAAGATCAAAACAAAGTTGTACAAAGTTTTTCAGGTAAGTATATGATACTCCTCTACCAGGTAAACAGAATACAACTGTTTTACCTTTAACCATCTCTTTTGCCTTGTCATAATCCCATTCAGGTGCTTTGTTTACCATTGGGGATTTTGCCTTAACAGTAAATCCTTTTGCCATAACGTTATGTAATTACATCAATATTATACATCATTCTACTTATAACGTCAATATGAATGTTCTATTACTTCATCGGTAGGGTTATCCACCATCTCTGAGTAATTTAATTCTTCTCTATTGTAATCCTTATTTAATTTTTCCCATATCCACTCAAATTCTTCCTCATCCAATCCTTTGAATATTAATCTATCTTCAAAGTATATGTGATAAGTTTTATCCATCTGCCTCATTAATAAAGATGTCATCTCCTTCGTATGTAAATTGTACATTCGTTCCTTCATACCATCCTTGATCATTCACTATCCATTCAGGGATGATAGTATAATACTCACCAGTTACAGGATCAATCTCTATGGTGGTTTTTAACTCATCAGGATTTTTTCTCATACAAGGTATTTCCATACTTCGAATTATATAGTATTTTCACTCATTTTGCAAGTGCGACCCTGTGAGCGTTTTTTAACTGGGGAAAAAAATTTCAACTCTTATGGAATATTGTTCTCGCTTCCGTAACACTTTGTAGGTTAGGGTAGTTAGGCGTTTTTAAACGCGGGGCGGGAAAAAACCCCGCGAAGGCGGGGCACTGCCAAATCACGAACGAACGAATCAGAAGCGAACGGCAAGGGGGTGATGATCCAACCTACCAACCAAACGGTCACGGGCGGCGGCGATGCGATCTTCTTTGTACTGTAATTTTGCAGTACGGATGGCAGAATCTAAGTCTGCAACCATGCAACGTCCAAGTCCTTTTGCCTTTGTCATCGTCATGCCGCCACCGCTGCTGCAGGTAACTGATGCACCACGTACATTGAGATCAGAGGAACGAACGCTGCCTTTTGCTTTTGCCACGAATGCTTTTTTGCTTGGTACTCCCATAGTATAACGAAGGACCATAAAAAAAAGGGGGTTGCTAGTCCCCTTTGTATAGTGGCACAACTTATAGATCGGTGCCTCCGGTTTCTGTTACAGTAACGATGTCCTCTAGCACTGCTAAGATTTCGTTTCCGTTCTCAGCGGTGTCGAGTAGGAATTCTGCGAAATTGCGTGACATGAATTTGTTGTCAAAGGGTTTACAGGGTGATGGGTCTTACTCACGAAGTGATGCCCATCGGGTTTAGTCTCTGTATAACGTCCAGGAATTATTCCATTGGTCATACAGTCTTACGCTCTCCAATTCCTTTTCCTGCTCCTTCTGTACGATCATGTCCTGTTCCCACTGGAGGAACGC